AGGCACTGAAGGTCAGGCGCAAGGACCTGCCGTGGGGTGATCCGGCGAGAGCCCCAAAGCTGTTCATCAACAGGAAGTGCTACAACACCATTCGGGAGATGAACGACTACCGATATGGCAAGCCACAAGAACGGGACAAGAACCATCCGGAGAACCCACTCAAGAAGGATGACCACACACCAGAAGCACTGGGCCGGTTCTACGTTGGTCACTATGGCAAGCCTGAGTTCCAGGCCGGCACGACTCAAGTACGCAAGGGGAACTTTGCAGGGAGGAGATAGGAATGGCACCGTTAGCTGATCAGATGAGCATCAAGTTCCGCGTGTACCGCAAGCCGCTCACCCCACAGGACTGGGACATGATCACCAGCCGGTTCATCAAGCTACTTGCATCTGACATCGAGATTGACTGGATGATCAGTAGCCTTGGGCCCCTATTTGCATTCGAACCGCCGAAAGGTTTGGGCGGGTACCATCACCACGGTCGTTAGCTCTCGGGTCAGGTGCGGGTATGACTGGCCTGATTGCAACGAGCCTGTTGTGGACTTCGTAGTCCACTTCAACCCACTAATATGGGGATATCCGGCGTGTGCGAAGCATGTCATGGAGGCGGCCGGTAACCTTGAGCTCTGGTTGCCGCCAGCGGACCCAGGGATTGGTTCGGGGATGTCCCAGTCCCTGGGTCCACGTAGGATTGTCCGAAGCTGACGACAGGAAGGCAACCGGATATGACCGTCCAGGCAGCAGAGATGCTGACCCCGTACTCCACTGTGGTGCCCTACATGAGCGCGCCTCCGACGTGGATGACTCCGTACGATGCACAGCGGGTTCTGTCGTACCAGATCTATGAACAGATCTACTGGTCAGTGCCGCATACCTTCAAGCTGACCATGCGTGGGACCGAGGACAACCCGATCTACATCCCCACGGCCCGGACGATCATCGACACCACGAATCGCTATGTAGGCAAGGACTTTGCATTTGCCGTTGAGACTGACGTCGGCTCGGAGTCTGACCAGGCCGTCCTCCGTGGTGCTCTCACGATGCTGTTCCGGCGTGAACGCTTCTGGTCGAAGTTCGCTGCCAACAAGCGCTTCGGCCTGATCCGTGGTGACTGGTGCTTCCACATCCTGGCCAACACTGCAAAGCCTGCCGGCTCGCGCATCAAGCTGGAGACCATCGACCCTGCGGCGTACTTCCCGCAGTTCCACCCCGATGACCCTGAGAAGATCATCGCTGTCCACATCGTGGAGCAGGTGATCGCCGACGACCAGGTGCGCATCAAGCGGCAGACGTACACCAAGGGCATCGATCCTCTCCTCAACGACGGCTCGGATACCACCATCTACAACAGTGTTGGTCTCTTCGATCCGAAGGCCTGGGAGGACATCACTCTCAACCCGGTGAAGGTCATCAAGCCACCGACCGCGCTCCCGCCGCAGATCACCGCCATCCCGGTCTACCACATCCGCAATATTGAGTCGCCGGGCGATCCGTTCGGTAGCTCGGAGATTCGTGGTGTGGAACGGATCTGTGCCGCGATCAACCAGGCGATCAGTGACGAGGAACTGGCCCTGGCGCTGGAGGGATTGGGCATGTACGCCACTGACGGTGGCCCGCCCAAGGATGAGTCTGGGGCGATCACTGATTGGGTCCTAGGCCCAGGAGCCGTGGTTGAGCATCCGGCTGGTTCGAAGTTCGGCAGGATCAACGGCGTGAGCTCCGTTACGCCGGTGATGGATCACCTCAACTACCTGGGCACTGCACTCAAGGAGTCCACAGGTACGCCGGATGCTGCGATCGGCAAGCTGGACGTGAAGGTCGCTGAGTCCGGCATCTCGCTGATCCTGCAGATGGGGCCGATGCTGGCGAAGGTCGGAGAGCGAGACCAGGAGATTACCGACACAATGCGCCAGATGTTCTTCGATCTCTCCGGCTGGCTTGAAGCCTATGAGCAGATCGTGACTCCGGCCGTCGCAGTCCCGTTGTATGGTGATGTATTGCCACAGAACAAGGACAAGCAGGTTGCTGAGATCCTGGACATGGTTGCTGCCGGCCTCGCCACGAGCGACTGGGGCCGCCAGGAGATTGCCAAGATCCGTGGCTATGTCTTCCCAGAGGACATCGGCCAGGCAGTGCTGAATGAACAACAGGAGCGCGCTCGTGCGACCGACCCGTTCGCAGAGCGGATGGCTGGAGAGATCGCAGCCGCTGCAGCAGGTACGCAGTAACCCAACGAAACAAGGAGAAATGCAATGGCTGAAATTCCCCTCCAGAGCGTCAGCATCCGCAAGATCGCAGTGGCGCTGCTCCAGGCTGCGGCCGGAGACACGGCGCAGGTGGGACCCAACAAGTTCCTCGTGGTCCAGAACGGCGATGCTGCTCCGCACACCGTGACGGTCGCCGTACCGGGCACCGACTACACCGGTGCTGCGACTCCGAACCTCATCGAGAGCATCGCGGTCGGTGAGGTGGCGATCATCCCGCTCGGGAACCAGTACGCTGACGCGGCTGCGGCGATCCCGTACCAGGCCACCATCACCTACGATGCGACTCCGGCGACGCTCAAGCGCGCTGTGGTGGCACTGATCTGATCATGGCCCGTCAAAAGCCACATCGGCCAGGGAATCTGGAGGATGAACTGGACGAGTTGGCTGAAACTGATCCGAGTGTCCGGCGAGCCAACAACTCATACCAGTCTATGAGGCAGAGGCTCGCCGGTCCTCGTTACGGTCTGACCTCTGCCGAGATCAAGGCCATCTATGGCGACCAGAGGAAAGACGATGCCGTGGAAGAGTGAGATGTTCATCGTTGATGGAGACCCAGTCGGGTCTATCCAGAACGTGGTGGAATATCTCCATGTAGTATGGCCATCCGAGGACCTGGTGGAGCACCAGTACCTCTCGATGAACTGCGCGTGCGGCCCGGACCACAAGGTCATCATCGGTGTTCATGGCCACCCTCAATGCGTCTGTGTCATGACGCAGGTGACGCATAATAGCCTTGATGGCAGAGAGCTATCCGAGTAATCCCCCACAATGCAACAAGAAAGCGGAGAGAAAGATGAGCAGTGACCCGGAAGAACTGAGAGCAGCCCGCGATCGGATCATGTCCAACCCGCTGATCCAGGCGATGGACGAGGCTGGACCGGCCGAGATCAAGGAAGCGCTGCAGACCATCAGGGATGCCGAGATCGGCAAGATCATCAAGCCGGATTCCAGCGCCATCAACGCCAATGCCATCAACGCGGCACAGGACCCATCCGGGGAGGTCAAGAGCATCGTGGAGCTAAACCTCAAGCAGGCTGAGAGTCTGGGTGAGGCTATTCGCATGTCAGTCGGCGCTGCCTCTGTGTGCTGGTCGGACATGAAGGGCACCGGCGTGTTCCTCTCGGAGCAGGCTCTTGACATCGCAACCCAGCTTGAGCACGACATCATTCGCCGGATGGGCGACAAGCGATACCCGAAGGAGGATGGAGATGTTGTCCACCTTGGTGCTGGCGTGTTCATCGCCAAGGACGGATCGGTGCTCTCATACGGAGGGCAGAACTTCCTCCCACAGGCTGAGGTTGAGCGTCGTGTCAACCAGCACAAGGCCAACATCTCCGTCGGCCTGACCAACCTGATGAGTGGGAATGATGAAGAGATCGATGAGAACTGAGATCGATCTCAATCGAGTCCACCAGCGCACGGTCGTTGATCGTGAGTTCGGCGGCAAGCCCTTTACTGCTGAGGATGCACCGCCATCGTTTGACGACTGGCGGCCAAACCCGTTCCCTGAGAAGGGCTGGGAGGATCTGATCAAGTTGGGTAAAGAAATCAACGGACGTGGCAATGCATGGCTCGGGATCATCATCTGGGGTCTGCTGTTCACGGTCATCGGTGTATTCCTCACCCTCGCTCTCATGAGCATCGGGGAGTAGATCATGCCGGCCGAGAGGGCACTGCTGAATGCGTACCTCAAGAAGCAGGTTGTGGTGGATGCGGAGATCAACCGCGTCCTGCGAGCAACCATCCGGTCCCTCTCGGCCGAGATCACCAGGCTGAGCACCATCAGTGGCCCCGGCGCTGCTCTCCGGGCGACGCAGCTTGGCCTGACCCGAGACATCATGCAGGGTTGGGCAAAGATCGGCACTGTGATTGAGCGTAATGTCATCGCCTCCGCTGCTGACATTGCGAAAGTCCAGCAAGCCTTTGATTCGGTGTTGTTTGCGAAGCACGGAGCAGGGATCTCTGAGGACTATGCGCGGTCTCTGCTCCAGACGGCTCGCTCCGGGATGGACAGCTACATCAGCAGGGCCCACAATGGGCTCGATCTCAGCGAGCGCGTGTACAAGAATGGACGCAAAGGCGTCAAGACTGTCGAAAGCCTCATTAATCAAGGGCTATTGAGTGGTAAATCTGCCCGAGAGATCGCCGCCAGTGTGAAGCGCTACATCAGCCCTACCACTCCGGGTGGGATGAGCTATGCTGCGCAACGCCTCGGCAGGACCGAACTCAACAATGCCTTCCATGCAACATCGATTCGTCTGGCGGTTGAGGACCCATTTGTGGAATCCCTCCAGTGGCACCTGTCCGGCAGCCACCCGAGAGCCGATGAATGCGATGCAATCGCTGGCAATGTGGGGTTTCGTGGTGGGGATGCCGGCCAGTATCGCCCCGGCGATGTCCCGTCGAAGCCTCACCCGCAGTGCCTGTGCTATACCTCACCTGTAACCATCAGTGATGAGGAGTTTCTGCGTCGTTTGAGGCGTGGAGACCTGGACCACATGGCCGATCTTGTGGCCTAATTGGAAAGCGGAGCAATGACCACAGCTAAGACCATCACCGTCAAGAAGCCGACCACTGTAAAGGTCGGTGCATTGACGTATACCGTCCATTGGACTGCGGAAGAGTGGCTTGATCGGCCGGATGTGGGCCGTGAGGAGGGTGACTGGGCTCTGACCAATCATCCCAAGCTTGGAATCTGGATCTGGCCGGAGTTGGAGGAGCAGAACAAGCGACAATCCTTGTTGCATGAGTGTCTGCACACTCTATTCGCCAGTAGCGGGGCCGATGTACGCAATTCGATCAACGGTGCAGGGGACGGATTTGATGTGGAGGAGTACACCATCAGCCGTCTGGAGTCGCCTCTCATGTCATTGCTGATCGATAACCCTGAAGTTGTTGCATACATCATGATCGGTGAGACTTCGGCTGGAGTCGGGTAGGATTCCGAACCAAACGGAGCGAAAGGTTGAACCCCATGTCACAGAGCGGGCAAGAGGGCACGAGCGGTACCACCGGAACTGACGGCGCGCAGACCGGTGCAGGTGGGTCAGGGACAGAGAGCCAGGACAACACCAACGGTGCAAGCGGAACTGGGGCTGACGGCGCGCAGCAGAACTCAGGGACGTCGACCGAGCAAGAGACTGTTGCCAAATCCGACTTCGAACGGACTCGGGCCCAGCTGGCCGAGGCTGACCGGAAGCGGGAGGCTGCGGAACAAGAGCTCAAGACGCTGAAGCAGAAGGATCTCAGTGAGTTGGAGAAGGCCAAGACAGAAGCCGAAGAGGCGACTGCAAAGCTCACCCAGCTTGAGACCGAGAACCAGAAGCTGAAGCTGGCCAACGCCTTCCTGGCGTCCAACACCATCACCTGGCAGAACGGTGAGGTAGCTCTCGACATCGCTGCATCCAAGGGTTACCTTGACGATGTGGCCGACGACAAGGGTGTGGTGGACTCCAAGAAGCTTGTTGCAGCGTTGACGAAGTTGTCCCAGGATCACAAGTACCTCGTGAAGGCTGCGGATGACGACGAAGGCGAGCAGCAGGGTGGGTCCAGTGGTTCATCGGCTACCGGCCGGAAGAACAACGCGACCGACGACAAGGTCAAGCAGGCGCGGCTTGAGAAGAACTTCCCAGCACTCGGGCGACGGTAACCCACAAACACCACAAACCAAGGAGTTCTCGTGGCAAGGTTCGACAAGGTGGAGCCGCAAGGAGGCAGCTTTCGGGCGCCTCTCGGCTTTCAGCCTGTCGCGGCCGATGTGGGCAAGATTTACGCCGTTGACATCAACGGTTCTGGGCAGGCTATCAAGTCTGTCGATGGAACCGCGTGCCGTGGTGTGATCTGCCTCTCATCGATGATCGCGCAGGGCAAGCCGGTGGACGTCATGCAGGATGGCGAGATCGTGGACGTCATCGCCGCTGACGGGGTCACCGGCCAGGGTGCTGGCGTGCTGATGAAGGCTGGCGCAGCCGGCATCGTCACCAACGCTGGCGTCGGAATGCCGCTGGGCTGGTTCGTCCAGTCCTGGCGTCTGGTGATGCGGCTTGGGAGGTCTGTCTGATGGCACGCGGCTTTCACGCAGCTGGTGATGTAATTGTCACCGTCGCTGCAGATGGCACTTCGCTCAACGACCTCTGGGACGACTACCAGGCAGCGCTCAACCTCTGGAACACTCGCCGCAACGGGCTGGTGGACTTCCTCACCTACCGGACGACTCTGCTCACTGAGCAGTTGTTCGAAGGCGGAACGCTGGCCGACTTCGAACTGGCCACCGAGTACGGCGTGCCGGTCTCGGCCCGCCCCGGAGTGACTGGCGTCTTCCGTGGGTACGACTTCGACTGGTACGACATCGCGGGCCGGTTCACCTGGAAGTTCCTCAACAAGGCTCCGGCGGCCCAGATCAACGCATTCGCCAACCAGGCTTTCGAAGCCGACAACCGGCTGCTGTTCATGGGTGTCATGAAGGCCCTGTTCAACAGCGCGCGGCGGACTGCCGAGGAAGGTCACACGGTCTACCCGTTCTGGGGTGGACAGGTTGGCGACAAGCCACCGGACTACAAGCTCACCACGTTCGCTGATTCGCACAACCACTACATGACGACCGGCGCGGCCACCTGGCCGGCAGCGGGCATCGGCACTACGCCCAACACGGCTGCTGATGCAACCGACTGGCACGCGCTGATCGACACGGTGACCGAACACGGCTACTCGCCGGAGAACGGCTACACGGTCGTGGTCATGGTGAACAAGGCGCAGGGCGATTCGGTCCGGGCCATTCGCTCGGTCGCCAACGGTGGTTCGTACCGGTACGACTTCGTGCCGTCTGCGGCCACGGCGCCGTTCCTGCTGCCGACGAACATGCAGGTGGTCAACGGCCAGCAGCCTCCGAGCACCATCGGCGGGCTGACCGTGATCGGTTCGTACGGCAACATCCTCGTGGTGGAGGAGGCGTACATCCCGGCCGGGTACTTCGTGTGCTTCGCCACCGGTGGACCGGACTCGCTGACCAACCCCATCGCCATCCGGGAGGACCCGAACACCAGCCTGCAAGGACTTCGGCTGGTCAAGGGTCGTGAGATCGATTACCCGCTGATCGACAGCTACTACGTTCGTGGCTTCGGCACGGGTATCCGGAACCGTGGTGCGGGTGCGGTCATGCAGGTCACTGCTGGCGCGTACGCCATCCCGACCATCTACCAGTGATGAACGTCTAGCGGCTGGACTGTCGCAGTCCTCCACCCCTGGGGAGGGGCGAGCGACCTTGCTTGGTCCGGTCCAGCCGCTAGGCCCCACAAACGAGATGAGGAAAGGTCATGCGTGAACTGAGCGACCCGCTCACCGAGGAAGACAAGGCGTGGATGAAGTCGCGCAACATGGAGGTCCCGGAAGAGTCGGCTGACGACGACGACGTGGACCCTGGCGACGAAGACGCGGACTACAGCGACTGGACGATTCCGCAGCTGCAGAAGGAACTGCGGGCGCGGACTCTTCCGGTGTCGGGCAACAAGGAGGAACTGGTTGCACGACTGGAGAAGGATGACGAGGACTGAGGTCCTCCCCTGAATGACTGCCCTAGATCGTGTTCGCTCCGCTCACGGTCTGGGGCAGTCTCCGGGTAGGGACCTTCACGGCTATGGCGACATGGCCACGAGAGCTTGGAAGAGCCCAAACCCTGGGTCCGTACCCACGAGAGCCTGTCAAAATCGCTCGGAGAGGCCCTAGAGCCCATGCCAACGTATACGGATGAACAGCTGTTGCAGCTTCGACGCATGATTGCGGACGAGGTTGCTCCGTACGTGTACAGTGATGTGACTCTCGGCGTGTACCTGGACGCTAACGCTGGGAACTTCACCAAGACTGCAGGGGTAATCTGGCGAGAGAAGTCTGCGACCTACGCCAAGGCCGTGGACATCACCGAAGCTGGTAGCTCCCGCAAGATGAGTGACATGTTCAACAACGCGCTCGCCATGGCGAAGTGGTATGAGAGCCAGA